TTTATTTAGTAGATGCAGAGAACAATAAAACTATCACATATGTAGATTCGCACTACGATAATAATGCGACTCTATTCATAGATGATTATGCCTTCCCTATGCCAGGCAAGTCAGCTGAACTAAAAACATTCTATTCAGACAATGGTGTATGGTATTCAGAGACACATGAAGTAGCACCAGCCAAACACGGCTCAGAAGGACTTCATACAGTAGCAGTATATTCAAAAGAATATGAAGGCACTGTCGTGTTAGAAGCTACATTAGACATTACACCTAACGATGCTGATTGGCATCCTATTCAAATCTTTAACTACGAAGGCGACGAGCTAGGCCCAACTGGTACAACATTCAGAGGCAACTTCTCGTTCTTCAGAGTCAAAACAACTGCTGATCCAACAGACAAAATATCCAAAGTTCTCATACGAAATTGATTGACAAGTTCAAATAAACCTGCTACAATAAGAGTATGAGTATCTTTTATCTATACATAAAGACCCACACTGTTACGGGCATAAAATATTTAGGCAAAACAAAAAACGATCCCTACAAATATAAAGGTAGCGGTATACGCTGGAACCATATCCTAAAAAAATACGGCACGGATATGACAACAGAGGTTCTGTTAATAACAGACTCTGAAGAAGTATTAAAACGAGCTGGTGCCTACTACTCTAGGCTGTATAATGTTGTAGAGGATGATAACTGGGCAAACCTAATGGAAGAAAAAGGTGACGGCGGTGATACATCCGCCTCGCCCAACTTCAAAGCCTCTCTAAAGACACGAAACAATAACTGGTCTGAAGAAAGAAAAAACAAAGTGGGGGCAAGCATAAAAAAGGTATGGGAAGACAAGTTTAACGATCCTAAATTTGACAAGGCAGCATTTAGCAAGATGTGTTCTGAGCGAGCTAAAAAGGGTTGGGCAAATAAAGTGGTAACTGAAGAACAACGAGAGGCATATAGCCAACGCACTAAAGAACAAATGACACCTGAAGCTAAAGAAAATATATCTGTAAAAGCTAAAGCTCGTTGGCAAAAGGTAGGGCCTACTTACGAGGTGACATTCCCTGACGGGCATAAAGAGGAAATAAAATGCTTACGGGGCTGGTGTAAAGAAAATGGTCATCCATACTATAAACTATATTCTACTATACGGGGCAACCGCCCCTCACCAAAAGAGGGATGGATGGTAAAAATAATAGGTTGACAAAACTAAAAAAATCTGCTATAATAAAAGTATGAGCACTCTATCTGATCTAATATGGGCACACCTCCCGCCTAAAAGAAAGCAGACTCCAAGCGGCTGGTGGGCTGTGATGGCTGTCTGTTGTCAACACAGAGGCCATGTTCAGGATCGTAGAGGGCGTGGTGGTTACATTGTAGAGCGTGATGTAGTATCATACTCGTGCTTCAACTGCGGCTTCAAAGCGTCTTGGCAGCCTGGCAGGAATATGACATACAAAATGCGACAGCTATTAGGTTGGCTAGGAGTGTCTGATGACACAATAACTAAAGTAGCTATTGACATTCTACGCTCTAATGCTAATGTTACAGGCAACTCGTATAGTATACAGTTTCCTACATTTAATGAGATAGAGCTACCACCTAAGTCTGTACCGCTAACAAAAACTAACGATGAGAAGTCTATACCTCTGTTAGAGTATATACTAGATAGACAGCTAGATATTAACGATACTACTTTCTATTTCTCTTCTGACTTGAAATGGCGTACAAGGCTTATCATTCCTTTTTATTATCAACGACAGCTAGTAGGATACACTGGTAGAACAGTGCGACCTGATGGCAAACCTAAGTATCTAACATCGTCACAGCCAGGTTATGTATATAACTTGGATAATCAGCATTTTGGTAGAGAGTTTGGCATAGTATGCGAAGGACCTATTGATGCGCTACACGTGGACGGAATTAGTGTTTTAGGCGCTGATATATCTGAAGGGCAACTAATGTTACTCAACTCGCTACAACGTGAGTTGGTAATAGTGCCTGACAGAGACAAAGCAGGGTTGACACTTGTAGAACATGCACTAGAGAACAACTGGTCTGTATCTATGCCACCTTGGGATTCAGATGTTAATGACATAGGCGATGCTGTCAATAAATATGGTAGAGCTCTAACTCTGTATTCTATTGTAAAGTATAAAGAGTCAAATCAGCTTAAAATTAAATTAGGAATGAAGAAATGGATAAAGTAAAGAAATTCTTTGCCGAACTATGGTATTGGATTACCTATCCGTACTATTGGATTAAAGAAGAAATTGAATTTAGAAAACGTTTAAAAGAACTACGCAAACGAGATCCTTTTATCTATAAGTGAAATATGATTACATGGGGAATCAGTGCGCTAAGCCATGATGCTGCCTTAGCGGTGTTTGATGATAACAAAATATTATTTGCATCACACGCTGAGAGATTTTCAGGACGAAAAAATGATTCTCAGCTATCTACAGGGTTAATCAATTATGCTTTACGGTACGGTTATCCGCAAGAAGTATATTGGTATGAAAATCCATTGCTCAAATCACTTAGGCAACTACGAGCTGGGCAGGGTTGGATGTACAACGAATCCAATCCAACCGATTGTTTAGCAGCACACAACATCTATACTTCTGTATATGTTCAATCGCATCATCATTCACATGCGGCTGCAGGATATTATACCTCTGGCTTTGACAATGCTACTGTAGTAGTAATAGATGCTATAGGCGAATTTGAAACCTTTACTGTATGGAAAGGCAACGGCAATAACCTAGAAAAAGTTTATACACAATCATATCCACACTCAATTGGCTTATGGTATTCAGCTATGACGCAAAGAATAGCTCTCAAGCCAAACGAAGAAGAATATATTTTAATGGGTATGGCAGCCTACGGAGATGCTGATAAGTACTATGATGTTATTAAGGATACTTTCTTTAAGTCTAATAGTAATAAGAAAGTAAAGTTTAAACGTAACCTACATAGAGGTTGCTCATGGTTTATGCCTGACCAGCAAGCAGTAGATTATACAGATGAACCAACACAATGGGCGTTTGACATCGCAGCAGGTACGCAGGCAGTATACGAAAATCTGCTGACTGATATAATGTCACAAGTACACAAAGAATGGCCATCAGACAACTTAGTCTTTATGGGCGGATGTGCTTTAAATTGTAAAGCCAACACACGGTTACATGACTACTGGAAGAACATTTGGATCATGCCAAATCCCGGTGATGCCGGATCTGCTATTGGTGCAGTATTAGCAAACAGCAGTCGGCATATTGAATGGCCAGGTCCGTATTTAGGATATGATATTAACAGAGAGTTTAAGTTAGATAAGATTATTAAAGTATTACAAAAAACTGGAATAGTAGGAGTAGCTAATGGAAAAGCGGAATTTGGGCCTCGTGCTCTTGGCAATCGTAGTCTTCTTGCTGACCCTAGGGGGATTGATGTTAGGAGCAGAGTTAACAAAATCAAACAACGACAGGAGTTTAGGCCATTTGCCCCTGCAGTACTGGAAGAGTATGCAGATCAGTACTTTGACGGACCCTCTAACAGATATATGCAATTTACTTCGCAATGTAGAGACCCGGAAAGCTACCCTGGAATTGTACACAAGGACGGATCATCACGGGTTCAAACTGTTGGACCCAACGATAATAAGAATTTACGACAATTGCTTGAACGCTGGTACGAACTGACAGGTTGTCCAATGTTACTTAATACAAGTTTAAACATTAAAGGAGAACCAATAGTAAATGATATTCTAGATGCTGCTCGCTTTAGCAGAAAATATGGAGTAGAGGTGTTTTAAAAATGCTACAACATGAACTATTCTATAGTACTGATTCAGAAGAACGATGGATCACTAATTTAACTAGACATACTAATAATTTATTAGATAGTGGATGGGATAAAAATTCTGTAATTGATTATAAGTTTGATTCTCATGGTTTTAGAAATGATACAGATGAAATTCCTAAAGATTCCATATTGGTTCTAGGGTGTTCATTTGCACAAGGTGTTGGTCTAAGGAAAGAGCACACTTTTGGATCTATACTTTCTAAGAAAACAGGAATTCCACATTTAAATTATGCTATGCAAGGAACTGGTCCTCTAGCTGCATTTTATATTGCTGAAAAATTTATAAAAGAAATTAAGCCTAAATATATTTGTTATCTACGATCAATGATAACTAGGCTTGACATATATGAGCCTGAGGAAAATTATCTTTCATTCACTCATGATCCATATGCCAGCGTAAACAGAGCACGAAAGATTCCTTATCTAACATCTAGAAGGCATCTCTCTTTTGACCATCATTGGTTAGCACTTGAGAACTTTAGATCAAAGGTAAACGATTGCGTAGAGCTTGCTATTACAAAAATAGCAGAGGACAATAATGCACAAATAGCAATCCTTGATTGTTGTGCAAAGTATAAGAAAGGTACCGAGTATGAAAATAGTCTATTGAGAAAGGTCCATATAAAAGCTAGAGATTTAATGCATGAAGGTCCTTACAAACATGAGTTTTGGGCTAGTAAATTTTTACAGGAGTTAAAACTTGATAGATAAGCTATTATTCTACGGACACAAGAATGTTAAAAATCAATCATTAAAATGGTTTCCAATGGATACAGAAAAATTGTATCTACAAAATTTATCAAAATTTAATAGTGAAAATAACTGGAAGGATGTAGACATTTCTTATGATTTTAATTCTTATGGATTTAGATGTGACGAGTTTACCAGCGATAATAATATAGTTTTTTTAGGATGCTCAAATACTTTAGGCGTAGGATTACCATTAGAAAACACATTTGCTTATAATGTTTCAAAATCTTTAAATCTAAAAATGTGTAATTTAGGTAAAGGAGGAGGTGCATTAGACACTTGTTTTAGATTAGCATATTATTGGTTAAACATTTTACAACCTAAAATAGTTGTTTGTCAGATGCCTGAGGAAACTAGATTAGAACTAAGAGATACTCTTAAAGAAGTAGAGGAAGCCGGAGACCCATGGAAAACTGAATTGCTTGTAAGCTACACACATAAATTCTATAGAAAGCATTGGCTTAGATTCCCAGAACAATATATTCTGCATCAGCATAAAAATTTACTAGCTATTAAGAGTTTATGTCAACAACTTAATATTAAACTAGTAGTATTAGATCAAAGTATTTTTAGAGATATAAAGGATAGCGAAAGAGACTTTGCGAGAGACTTAGCACATTATGGCCGTAAGACACATAAACAACTTGCTAACATTGTATTAGGAAAAATTAATGAACAAGAATATTAACATAGATTTATTTCAAAAAGTAGATTTTATATCTCATGCAGGTTTACCACTAACCTGGAAAATAGAATGCGATGCTATATCAGATAACGAATGGATTGCGCTTGCACACATCATACGACAATTTGAAAAACGCAATTGGTGCGAAGCAGTAGGCATTCCTAGAGGCGGAGTAGCACTTGGCGAAGCACTAGACAAGTATTCTACAGGAGATCAAAACGATCCTGTATTAGTTGTAGATGATGTATATACTACTGGTAAGTCATTTAAAGAATATGTCGCAGAACATAATTTAGATGACGACACAATCAAATGGGCAGTCTTTGCTCGCAAACCTGCTGAGGATGGCGTAAAGACGCTATTCACTATGCCAGAGAATAAATGACAAGACAAAATACAGACTATGGATATGATATACAAAAAGTATATCTAGAAATGTTTCTTACAGATGCTGAATCTTTTGTAAGAGCACAAGGTGTATTTGATCCAAAGTCGTTTGATAAGAAACTAGAGAAAGCCGCACAATTTCTAGCAGACTATATAAAAGAACACAATGCTCTGCCTACATTTGAAATGGTAAATGCTGCTACTGGTACAAAGCTGGTACACCCAGGCGAGCTACGTGAAGAACATTATGATTGGCTATTAGCAGAGTTTGAAACATTTGCTAGGCACAAAGCTCTAGAAGAAGCTATTCTCAAGTCTGCAGATTTACTAGAGAAAGGCGAGTATGGACCAGTAGAAGATCTAGTAAAGAAAGCAGTACAGATAGGACTACAAAAGGATTTAGGCACAGACTATTGGCGTGATCCTAGAAGCAGACTAGAAGCTATTAAAGATAAAAATGGACAAGTATCTACTGGCTGGGGAGCATTAGATCACAAGCTATTTGGAGGGTTCAACAGAGGAGAGCTTAATATATTTGCAGGTGGTAGTGGCGCAGGTAAGTCTTTATTTCTAGCTAACTTAGGAGTCAACTGGGCACTAGCAGGATTAAATGTATTATATGTAACATTTGAATTATCTGAGAACATTGTATCTATGCGTATTGACTCTATGGTAACTGATATACCATCTAGAGATATATTTAAGAATATAGAAGACGTAGAAGCGGCTGTTAGAATTAAGTCTACAACAGCAGGTAAGTTTCAAGTCAAATATATGCCGTCTGGTAAGAATACAAATGATTTACGATCGTATATAAAAGAATATGAAATTAAGACAAGTAGAAAAATTGATGTAATACTTGTAGATTATTTAGACTTAATGATGCCTATAGCAAAACGTATATCTGCTGAGAATCTATTTGTAAAAGACAAATATGTCTCAGAAGAGCTACGCAATCTTGCTATGGAAACAAATGCATTATTCGTAACAGCATCGCAGTTAAACAGAGCATCTGTAGAAGAAATAGAGTTTGACCATTCGCATATATCTGGTGGATTATCTAAGATACAAACAGCAGATAATGTAATAGGTATCTTTACTTCTAGAGCTATGCGAGAACGTGGACGGTATCAAATACAGTTAATGAAAACTAGAAACTCTTCTGGTGTAGGATCTAAAATAGATTTAGAATTTAACATTGATACATTAAGAATAACAGACGTAGATGAAGAAGATGCTAAAGCAGTAAACTCTCAATCATCTGCATCTTCTGTATTAGCAAAAGTAAAACGAAATGCTGCACAAGCAGACAAAGAAGCTGATGCGCCAGAAGAGATGCCTAAGATGAAAATTACAGCCAAAACTGATTCAACAAAGCTACGAGAATTTTTAAATAACTTAGAAAACTAATAGGAGAACTATGTCATGTGGATGCGGGCGATCGCCAGACTTTTGTAGAGGATGGCACGGACTAACTGAAGAAGAATGGCAAGCAGAGCTAGCAGAATTCCGTAAAGAAGAAGCTCAGGCTGCTACACAAAACACAAAGTATCACGAAGTAACAGTATTGGAAGTACATCACACTACTCCTACACTGTTTAAAATCCGTACAACAAAACCCGAGGGTTATTCATTTAAGCCTGGTGAGTTTACAATGATTGGACTACCTGATACTACTAAACGAGCATACTCGTTTACATCAGCTCCTGCTGAAGATCATCTAGAATTTTATTCTATTAAAGCACCTAACGGAGAACTCACAGAAAAGCTAAAGTATGTTCTGCCAGGTGATACTATGCATATTGGTAAGAAAGCCAAAGGCACACTCCTAGTTGACAACTTTCTACCTAATACAGAGCGTGTATGGTTATTAGGCACAGGAACAGGTATTGCTCCGTTTATGTCTATACTTAGAAGTAGACAACTCAAATCAATGTTTCATCTAAAAACATATGTATTATGGAGTGTAAGAAAACAAGAAGATCTACTGGCATACAATGATGCATTGTTACGAAACTCTAATATACATTATATGCCTATTGTTACACAAGAAGAAAACTATACAGGATGGACTAAACGAATCCAAGTATACCTACAAGATCCTAAAGCATATGGATTAACTTTGCTACCTGAACTAGATCCTGCTAAGGATAGAGTTATGCTTTGTGGCTCTATGGAGTTTAATGAAGACTTACGAGACATGCTAGAAGAGCGTGGATTTACAGAAGGAAGCAATCAAACACAAGGTACCTATGTGCTTGAAAAAGCATTTGTGGGATGACTAGAGAACAAGTAGGCAGTAAGTTCTTTCAAACACTGAATAAACTTACTGCTGAACCTCTTGTAGATCTAATATCAGAAACTTCTGTTATGCGAGTAGCAGGACACGTTAAAGTAGGCAGGCATGAAATAGTAGAATATTTTAGAACTTGGCTTAGTACCATAGAGAACCTACAAGTGCATATTGTACAATCTGCTAGCAATGAAAACTCTATATGGTATGAAACTAATGTAATGCCTTACGGTTTTGATGATTACGATAGTATGTGGATATTTAACTTTGGTTTTGATAATAAGATCAAATTCATAAGAATATTCACAGACAAAACTTAAATAGAGACTTTTATGCTAAACTGCTAAACTACTAAACATTAACTAAATAAAAATAAACGGATTACAAATGGAAATTAAACTCAAATGGTGGACAGTTCTTTGTTCATCTATATTAATACTATTCCTATCTTATCATTTTGGATATCTTCATCAATTATATAATGCAGACATTACAAAAATATCTTGGATAATTATAGGATTATTCTTTCTTTTAAACATTCGTCTAGGATATCAGTTACACACTAACCGCGAAACAGGAAAAAACTTTGACTGGCATATGAGCGAAACAATGATAAGCCTAGGCATGGTAGGAACAGTGGTTGGTTTTATCTACATGTTATCAACTGTCTTTACGGATATAAACTTAGATGATATCAGAAGTGTTCAAGACTCACTTAGTGTAATGGCAACTGGAATGGGTACCGCTCTGTGGACTACTCTCATTGGATTAATTTGTTCAATTCTATTTAAAACACAATTAGTCCTAGCAGAACCATTAAACTTAGTGAGGTACAACAATGAATAACAAATATGTATCTAACCTAGCATTTATTGATTTACTCTTCAATCTTATTCTAGGTTTTATATTTCTGTTTCTTATTGCGTTTATGCTTATTAATAAACCAACAGAAACAGGCAAGATTGATCCTAAAGCAGAATTCCTTATCGTAATGTATTGGCAAGACGAACATATTGGAGACATTGATCTATGGGTAGACACACCTGATGGATTAGTAAACTATGTTTCTCCTAACATGGGGTCAGTGCATTTAGATAAAGATGATCTAGGAATACGTAACGACTGGTATACAGACTCTAGCGGTCAAAGAAAATATGTATATATAAACAGAGAGATTGTATCGTTAAGATCATTTGTTCCAGGCGAATACATTGTTAATGCACATTACTACGGAGCTCAATCACCAAAGTCATACGGTACAGGTATGATTGAATCAGGACCTGCAAATGTTACAGTTGAAGTTATACAATTAAATCCTTTCTATATTGTGTCAACAAGACAACATACTCTTACAGAAGTAGGTATGGAAAAGACTTTTGTAAGATTTAATATGAATTCAACCGGTGCTGTATCTAATGTAAACTACTTGCCTAAACAAATGGTTAGATCATATGTGTCAGGCAATCAAGGAGGCATGTAATGGATTACTTCTTAATTGCTGTTATTACGTTTGGCCTATTACTAATTTACACACTAATTCAATCTAGATCAACTTGGTATCTATATCTTATCATTCCAGTAGTGTTAGCTTCCGGAGTTGGTATATACATCACCTATCATGATATACTAGGATATCCTACTACTGCTAAATCAGATAAGAAGTTTACTCTCATATCTCATTCTGTAACAGATGATCACATCTTTATGTGGGTGCATCACGATAATGATACACGGCCTCGTGCCTATCAAATGCCATACACAGATGAAGATCATGCTCAATTAGCTGCCGCACAAGAACAGCAAGAATCTGGAACTGTAGTACAAGGTGAATTTCAGACAGAAGAAGAATCAGATGGTAAGTTCCCAGGTATTGGATCTAACAAGTCTGAAGGTGCTGAATTCAAACTATATGATATAAAACCTCAAGATATATTGCCACGAAAACCAGAGTCTCCAACTACTACACAAATTATACAAGACTCAGTTCGTAGAAGTGTTACTACTACTCCTGTTTGGGATTACGCCGGCCTTAGAGGAGGACCTTAACTGTTTATATTCTAACAATAATTCTGTTTTATACAAAGTAGATACCTTTATCATATTATATGCCAGTAGCATACGTCTTTCATAATTTGCTAATGGCATAGCATACCTATACCATACAGGTATACAAACACACCAGCCTTTTCTTAAATCTATTTCAAAATCTTCAAATAAAATTTTAAAACGATTTATAGCGCACAGAATTGTACCTATTCGTATAGATTCACGACTACCTACACAATGATATGAATTAGATAACTCTCTTCCTGTATTAGGTTTATATACAGCAGGTATTGGACTAGTATTCCAATCATATCTATAATCTTTAAATTGTTGCGGTGCTCCTGTTATATGCATAGGTTCTGAGGTTTGAACTTCGCATATTTCATCATAGCTATATATAGCAGGTCTAGACCACAATGGTCTTTTACTCCTGTTTTCTATTTCATAACGTATAGCACCTATCTGTTGTTTTTTTAATTTAGAATGATATATTTGTATCATAAATACTTTATTATGTATGTATTTAATAAATTATCAATCGCACTAATTCTACTGTTCTTCCTGTCAGGTTTAACACCGTATGAAGAAAACGCAGAGATTCAACGAGTGCTTAAACTATCTAACTCGTATAACAAACAACCTGATCCAACAGGCAATGCTAGAGCATTACGTATTCAACGAAATCGCTATAGAGCACAGATGCCTCCATTCTGGCCAAAAACTATATATAGAGAGCCACAACGTCCTCCTATGCCAAATTCTAGGGTAAGATTTTATGGTGGTATTCCAAGAGGGTGATCTTTGAAAAGCAAGACGCTCAAAAAGAAACGCTTTCCATATGTAATAGATGTTTGGCAAAAATGTAAGATACCTAGAAGTGCTTTACCACACGATAGATTACTCTTAGCTTGTGCTACTGAAGCTACTTTTAACAATGAAGTAAAAAATCAAATATTACGTGAAACTCCTGTAGTCAGCTCAATAGAATTTGTTACAGGTTCTTTTTTACCAAATAGAAAAGACTTTGAAGGAATATCAGAATCTTACACTCATTATGCTTGGGGCAATTATTTTTTATATGAAGAGTTTACAAAAGAAAAATATTCTAAATTAACAACAATTAAACAATCTGATTTTACACATAAATTTTCTTACTATCCGGGATTTCCTAGATACTACAGATCTTTACTAATAGAAAAATTAGCACAAAAAAAATATTTAAATTCTATTGTAAAATATACATGGACTGGCATTCCTGCTCCGACAACCAGAGGTTATAGCGAACTAGTACATGCAGGATTTGGAGATTACGAATTACATTTCATATTCAAACACTTTGACAATCAACGTGTAATATATAATGAATCTTCAGAACCTGACAATGGCACTACCCAACGTTTAAATCACAGTGTTTTTCCTGTATCAATAATAAAAGCAGCTCCCTTTGTAATAACTGCAGAATCTGATTTAGCTTGTGACTTTCTTACAGAGAAAACATATAGATCTCTTGCTAATGGAGTTATACCATTAATCATATCTAGATATAATCATTACACATATCTACAGAGTCTAGGCTACAGATTTCCTAAAGTAGTAACAGATTTCAATTCTCTAATATATACTGATTATCTAAATCCTCAATGGGTCAACGATTGCTCATCTAGAATGATAGAATTCTGTGAAGCAATACTTTCTGTTTGGTCAAAGGATTTAATAAACGAATGTATTGAGTGTGGTATACATAATCAACGACGATGTGCAGAATCTGTTATGAGTGGAGTAGGATTGCCAAATTCTAATATTGTACAACTGTACTATTCGCAACGAATAAATTGGGCTAGGTATTATGCTAGTTTTTATTTAGACAAGCATAACATTAAATATGATAAACCTAAACTGTTAGATTATAACCGCAAGTTTAACTTTAATAAACCGCCAACATATTTCATCACAGATACTATGAATCGAGATCATCGTCCTTCTTAGCAAAATCTTTCTTGCCAATATCGCCTTTGTAGTGTGTAGCTAGGAATGTGCAGGCAGCTACAACAGGAATAACAAGAGTCATCCTGTCCCAGACTATGCCTACTACCAACCCGGGAATTAATATAATACAGAATTGTATTATTGGTTTCATTTACCAGTAGCAAGTGCCTGTGCGATTTCGCCTGCTGTGATGTGGTCGCCTATTGTGTCTTTTTGTTTCATACAGTATTTAGCGTTCTAAATGCTGTTTGCGACCTTCGTACGCTGTCAACCGCTCTCTCGCTGGTTAACTGCTGTTTCGTGTTACCTTTAACTAAATTGTCAATGTGCTGTTGTTTGTTTTCTAAACGCTTAACGCCCACCGCGCCAACCGTCTTCCCGTGCCCTCAGTTGGCGCGGTGTAACCCCATAAATCTGTCGCGATCAGTTTTAGTGGGGATAAATGCCTCATCGTATAAGTATTATTAAGCTATTAATAAATCACATACGAGAGACAGTCAACAGTATCATCGTGTTCTAACGCTACGCTAATCTCACCTAACTGCTAACTCAACAGTCTTCCTAACTGTCTATAATGTTATTGTATATGGATTTACTAAAAAGGTCAACCTTTTTTTTAATCTTTTTTAACAATAACCGCGGATGATTTGTATTCCGTTTCATCACCCTATAATGTTATTGTACGGGAGGTTGCCCAAAAGGTCAACCTTTTTTTTTGGATTTATTTAGATTTTTTTAGATGTCGTAGAGGATAGGGCATATCGCCTTTAGGGGATTCGTGGTATATCTCAGATCCATACCTCTCTTTACGCCTTCGTCTATTGGCACATATTAACGATTTGTTTCGTTGGGGTGTATTTGGATCTTTAAGCCTCTGTTCATTTTTTAACCATTTTAATAACTGCTTAATAGCATTTAAGTATGGTGCTCGCCTTTGTTTTGTTTGGTAACCTTTAGTTAACCCCTCTATGGATTTTGGATTATGATTGGGGTGCGGTTTACCTCTGCGCTTTAGACCATTGCGTTTATTCCCCTCACACATTTTGGCGTATTGTTCAGGGGTGGGCACTCGCCCTGTATTTTGTAGCCGTAAACGCTCTTTAGTTGCGTCACTTCGTTTAGCACCTTTCTGCGAGGGAGGTTTACAGTTGCGTGTATCTTTGGGGCGGATATGTTGGTGCCCCTCTCTATAGTCGTGATACCATCCGTTTAGATTTAACGGATCTTTGAAGTGCTTTTTTATTAATATATTCTCTATGATGAGCGCCGCCCTCTCTTTACACGGAGCATCATCATTCATCTCAGAGATGATTTGAATATCCCATTCATCCATATATGCTCGTATAAATCTCTCTCGTACGAGCGTATGATGTGAGTGAGTATAGTATCCATCCCCAATCATTTTACCCGTAAGTTGGCTGCCTATATAGTACTGCCCCGTAGCACGATAGGTAATACAATATACATAGGGATTCATCTTTTTGGTTGACATATAGAACTATTTCTGTTACATTAATATTATAGGAGGTTGTTATGGATAAACACGACTTCATTGTAGCCCAGCATAACCAGTGTGGTATATGTTGGCAGCATTTTAGATCAACAGAAAGATACGAGGCTCACTATATTAACTGTCGTGCTAAACGTGATAGTGATTTAGAAAAACTTCGTATTTTTAGAAATAAAAGGTTGACCATTTGAAATAATGGTGCTACAATAATATTATAGACAGTTAGATATGACGCTTTTTTATTTAACTGTTTATATTTAGCTCATAGATAGTGCGGCCGCCTATCTTTTGAGTTACCTCGTTAGCTGGGTTTAGCTAGACTGAGGTTGGGATAAGTTAACGAGGGGTGATAATACATCACTGTCGTTAGTAGAAAGATTAGCTCTTTGAAATACTAAACAAAGGTAATGAGAGAGACGATAACGGGGCAGCGATTGAGCTGCCCGTTATTGAGTAGAAGTAAATCTGAAGAAAGGTTATTTACC